GAATACCGTCTCTCCGACTTCTCTTCTTCAAAGCAAGACATCCGAAACATTGACATCCAAGTCTTCTGGAAGAACCGTCTGGATAATCAGTTGTATCCCATCAATATGTTTAACTTATCCAGCGTTTCCATCAAGGTTATGTTTAAACACAAGGATGCCAAATAAAATGGATTTGATTCAAACTATCCCAAAAATTCCTTTTCTAAAGAAAATTTTGGAATACCTCCGCCACTTTTTTTCGGTGTATTAATTATAATAGAAGATGAGTGCGGACATTGAGAAACTCGCCGTCTTTGATTCCCGCATCGTTCAGAGTCGCCCGAAGTATGCTGTTGAGAAGGGTGCTCTTTCTCTGACGAATGCCCCCTTTAATGCCATCGCCGCCACCCAGTCCCAGCACACATACAATATCTATGTGCCTTCTGAGAATGTGTATGTGGATAGGGCTGTTGAGTGGAGTTCTACGGTGTATATGTCAATGAACGCCACCTTTTCCTTTGTGCCTCCAGAGACTCGCCCTATCGCCCAGTGGGGTCGTGATTGTGCCCTTTGTGCTTTCCCTCTGAATTCCCTTTGCTCCACGCTTACGGCAACCATCAACGACACCACAAGCGTGATTAACTCCCAAGATGTGTTGAAGGAGGTTCTACGCCTAACTGATTACAAGAAGAATCGCCTCCAGAGAACTTGCCCGACAATGTTGGATAAGTATGCCAGTTATAATGACTGTGCTGGTAATATCAATAACCCTCTTGCTGGTATTGAGAATCAGACTGACTTTGCTGAGACACCCAACGGTGCTTTCTACAATGTAATCTACACTGACCCTCAGGGCAACCCCCTTCCCGCTCCTTCCGTCGCAACTGGTGGCGTTGCTCCTCCCGCTTTTGCTGGTGCTCCTTATATTTCTCTCAACGGCACTCCTTGCGTCCCTTACAACTGGCTTCCCACTGCTACTTACGCTACGGCTTCTGCCACGGTTCTTGGCTCATTAGTCCTCTATAACGGTGCTGTTTGGCAGTCAGTCATCCCAGTAGTTGGCACTGCTCCCGTTTCTCCCGCTTGGAATTCCCTTGGCAACATTGTAGGTCTCGCCCAGCCTATCTATTTCCGCTGGGGTTCTACTGAGAAACTTGTGCTTTCTCCTTTTGTATTCAGTGATTGCCACGAATGGGACACTGGTCTCTTTGGCATCAACAACATCCAGTTAATTATGAATCTCCAAGCCCCTACACGCCTTGTTCGTAGCACCCAGAAGTTTGGGGTCAGCATTTCCAATCTTCAGTATAACGCCACATCCAGTTCCGGCTCTTTCGCTAATTCCCGTGTAAATTGCCAGTTCCTAACGCCTTCTCTGGATGTGCCTCTGCCTCCCAAGTCAGTTGTGCCCTATATGGAGTTCCCCCGCTACATCACGGCATACCAAGGCGGTCCAATTCCCGCTGGTGCGACGGCTCAGATTCAGTCTCAGACAATCACACTTCCCCAGATTCCCGACCTTTTCATCATCTATGTCAAGCCCAATCCTACTACACTAACAAATACTCAGGGTGATTTCTATTTACCCGTTGCGACATCTGCTGACAATATCACTGCCCCTCTAACAATTAACTTTGACAACTTCTCCGGTCTGCTCTCATCTCAGACTGCCGAGCAGTTATACGCTATGTCAGTGAAAAACGGTCTGGATATGGACTGGAACACTTGGGTGGGTGAGGCTCACACTGGTGCGACTCTCCAGCAGGGCACACTTGGTGGCTCAAGCCAGACTTTTGGCGGTGGTGCTAATGGTCGTGTGCCAATGGTTGGTGGGCTTCTTGTTCTCAAGCCTTCTCAGGATATTACACTCCAAACAGGACAAGCCCCCTCCCTTGTAGGTAATTTCACTTTCCAGTTCAACCTTACGGTGAAGAACACCTCCGCTGTCGCCCAGTCTGGCGTTCAGTTATTCGTAATTACTGCCAACAGTGGCTTCTTTGAGTCCATCCGTGGCTCTTCCCGCATCATTAAGGGTGTTCTCTCCGAGCAGGACATCATCTCTGCTCCTCTTGCTCCTCAGGGCACAAGGGATATGCTCCAGCGTTATGTGGGAGGTAATGGTATGTTCGGCTCTCTTGCCAATGTTCTCTCCAAGGCAAAGGACATTTACAACCAGACAAAGCCCGTTGTATCTGCCGTCAGAGGTCTGCTTCCCGATTCTGGTATGATGGGGCAAGTGAAGGGTGCTCTTGGCTCAGTAGGCTACGGCACTGGTGCTGGAACTGGTGCTGGAACTGGTGCTGGAACTGGGGCTGGAACTGGGGCTGGTCGTCAGCGTCGTGGTCTATCCGCCCGGCTAATGTAAAATTTTCAATAGTAGTGCGTTTTTGCGAAAATAATCAATACGGCGAATTTTTTTCGGTGTATTAATTATAATAGAAGATGGCTGTCAATCTGGTTCTTGACAATGGCAACTTCCCACCTCTACTTGCGAATTCTCTTGTAGCCGCTGGATTAAGGGTTGGTTCTCTTGGTGTGTCTTCTGGTGGTGATATTAACGCTTCTGGTGTTATTACTGGCAATGAGGTGGTGGCGTTGAATACCCTCCAAGTCAGAGCCACTGCTCCCAACGGAGTGGTAGGACAGAACACTGCTTATAACTGGGACAATGCTGGTGTAAATGGTGGTGGTCTCGCCGAGAATCACCTTCAACTCTTTGGCTACTTTAATCCCGCAACCACGGTTCAGACTATCCAAGAGTTCGCAGATATTTATCCCGCTCCCGTTGGTGGCACTGCTCCCGCTCTTACTACGACTCCGTGCTTCCGCACTGCTATGTCTGTTCCTCAGAACTATGTCGCCCCTTGGGTAGGAACTACAACTGGCACTGGTGCTCCCCTTGTTGTAGCGACTGCTGGTATTCCTACTGGGGCACAGATTCGCTTCTTCCTATTAGGTGGTTCAATTGCGGCTTTCGCCGCTGGTGTCGCCGCCCCTACTACCGTCAGCGTTCAGCCCAATGTATCCTTCACATACACCGGCACGAATGGAGCAATCTATGGGTATGAGGTTATGTTCGCTTAACAAATTAAATTCTAATTCACAAGTAAATATGTCCGACCCAACACCTTACATTGCTACGATTAAGCATTTATATTCGGGTTCAATTTCTACGAATACAAATGAAGCAATAAAGGAAATAACTAAGCCAACAGTGTATAGAACTTGGAGTGGAACTTTCGGTGATGGGAATGTCGCATCCTCATTACCCAAAGAAGGTGAATGTCAGCACGGCTCATCTAAATTCTTATGTGTATTTTGTGAGAAGTGGTATGGTGTTAAACCTACCACAGAACCTTCAAAGCCAGATTGTTCGGTGAAAACGGGTCTTTCTGCCAATCCCCCTTTATCTTTGAATGCGACTTCTGAAACACATTCTGCTTCTTTGACGCAGTCCCTTGAGGGGCTTGTTTCGTCTTCTCCAAATGCGACCAAATCAGATGGTCTCCGTATCCCACCCTTCCAAAGAGAACCATCCTTCCATCTTCGTTAGGCATTGCTAATTTATGAACGCCATCTGAAGCGAATCCTAATAGTTTCGCCCCATTACCATACCCGGCATCTCTTGCTTTCTTCTGTGCTTTTTTCAAATACACTGAAGGATTCAATCCAACCTTATTGAGTTGTGCCCTAAATTTAGCGTGTCCGCCACCCTCAAACTGATTCAATCTATGCCCTTGTAGTAAATCATAAGCAGTTCCAGCATACGGCACATACTTAGCGACGGTATTCAGCATATCACGCTGGGCTGGACGCACTTCGGGCGTTTTAGTTAAGAAAGGCTTGGCTAAATTATACAGTGGGTCATTTTCAGCAAAAATACGCTCATTCTGAATTTCAGTATTATTGAAGTTCTTGGGCTGTATTGCCGGATTATATGAAACGCCGGACTTAATTAAACCCATTTGTAGAAAACCGTCTAACATAGCACCACCCAATGAATGCCCCGCTCCGTAATATACATATTGAGGCGGTGGATAATTGGATTGAATCATCCGCATCTCTTTCAAATCCTCTTGAAAGCGTTGGCTATTCTCTAATTGATTTACTGCTATTCTGGCATTAGCATCAGTCCAATCTGCTTGTGTTTTAGTTCCACGAATACCAACCAGAATTACATTATCCTTCTTATAAAATTTAATAGTGGGTGTTGAATGAATTAATTCAAATCCAGCAATATTCTGCTGAGGTGGATTTTTATATGATTGCTGTGCTACTTGCTGAAAAACCGTGCGTGGGGGCTTATCACCCGTTCCCGCTGGTTGCTGGGCTTGAACTGGTGCTGGTGTGCCACCAAATGCCTTACGAATTGTCTGAACTGGGTTAGTAAATACATCATACCACGCACCACCACGCAAATCGTTGTCGTGTTTTGGGTTGCCGTCTAAGAAACTATAGACTCGTGCCATCGCCCACTGTTCTTTGGATAGTTTTTTATTCATTGGAGCATTCACATTCTTGACATATGAACCCTTCAAACGGACGGAGGTCGGGTTTGTCTTATACGCCCCAATACCTCTATCATACACCTCTTTTAGTTTCTTAATCGGCACGGCTGAAATCTTAGCCAACTCTCTTAAACTATA